TAATAAATATTTTTAGATAAACTGAGATCACGGAGAATCAAAACATGGCGACTCCTCAATTATCTCCTGGAGTATTGGTAAGGGAGGTTGACCTAACTGTAGGGAGAGCTGATAACGTATTAGATAACATCGGTGCAATCGCCGGTCCTTTTAGAATAGGACCTGTCGAAGAATCTGTTGACATCAGCACAGAACAAGAGTTAATTAACATTTTCGGTAAACCACTAACTACCGATTCCCAGTATGAATACTGGATGAGTGCTTCTAACTTTCTTTCTTATGGCGGTGTCCTTAAGGTAGTAAGAACTGCAAATACAAATTTAAGAAATGCAAATGCTGGTGTAGGTATTGCCTCAACATCTGTTCTGCAAGTCTACAATTACGATGACTATCAGAACAATCACCTATCAGATGCATCATTCACTTATGCTGCTAAAAACCCTGGTTCATGGGCAGATCAACTAAAAGTCTGCTACATCGATGATGCTGCTGACCAAATCATTGGTATTAACACAACTAATCTGGGTCTCTCTGGATTCTCAATCGGTTTTGGTGTAACTGCTGCTATCAGCGCAGTTCAACCTGGTATAGGTACTACGGGACTCTTCACTGGGGCACTTAAAGCTATTATTACTGGTGTTAATACTTCAACTAGTGCTGCTTTGAGCACGATTGAAGTTAAGATTATTTCTCAAGTGTCCTCCGCAGGAACTGAGACAAGAATTTCATACGCTGAAGGAAATGGACTTAAGTCTTTTGATACAAGCGATGCAATATTCCCAGTCAACAACGCTGGTATCAACACTGGTAATGGAACAGACGCTGTTAAGTCATTTACTCCAGTAGCACTATCAGTTAAGGACTGGTATGATCAGCAAACTTTGGGTCTTAACAACCAGACTATTTTCTGGAAGTCCATAGCGCCTAAACCAGCTACTAACGTATTTGTCTCTGATAGACAAGGTTATAACGATGCTATACATATCGTTGTTGCAGATGACACTGGTTCAGTTACCGGAATTAGAGGTAACCTTCTTGAAAAGCATATTGGTCTCTCAAAGGCAAATGATGCAATCTCGAATGTAAATGCTCCACAGAGAATTTACTACAAAGATTATCTCGCAGACTTCTCAGAGAACATCTACGCTGGATATAACGTATCTCTGGCACCTGACCTTGTCCATGGAACTATCCCCAGAGCAACTGGATTCACAACAACTAGTGGAGACGCAAGTGCTTTCGTTCCTGTCGGCACTGCTGATGGTGCGTTCTCACAAGATGCTCAAGATGTTACTTTTTCCGCTATTGGAAATGTAACATATCCTCTTCTTAACGGTCGTGATTACGGCACCGTTAGAGGCGCGATGTTGTCAGAACTCTCTGATACCATGAGAGCATACGATCTCTTCTCTAATAGAGATGAGATTGAGGTAGACTACTTGATCATGGGTCCTGGATGCGACACTGAGGCAGAATCACAAGCGAAAGCAAACAAACTGATTTCTATCGCTGGTCAAAGAAAAGACTGTATGGCAGTCGTTGGACCACACAGAACAAATCTGGTCAATGTAACTAATAGCAATGATCAAACTGATAATCTTATCAATTACTTCTCCACGTTGAGTTCTTCTTCTTACGCGGTATTTGATAGTGGTTATAAGTATCAATTCGATAGATTCAATAACGAATTCCGTTATGTGCCTGCTAACGCTGACGTTGCTGGTCTCATGACTCGCACATCAATCGTTGCATTCCCATGGTTCTCCCCTGCAGGTCAGCAGCGTGGTGTTATTAACAACGCTGTCAAACTTGCATATAACCCAAATAAAGCACAGAGAGATCGTCTCTATCCACAGAGAGTTAACTCCTTCATCACAAAACCAGGTGTTGGAACACTTCTCTTTGGCGATAAGACCGCTCTCGGATACGCATCTGCATTCGACAGAATTAATGTTCGCCGCCTGTTCCTGACAGTTGAGCAAGCACTTGAGAGAGCAGCAGAAGCACAACTCTTTGAACTCAATGATGAGTTAACAAGAGCAAACTTTAGAAACATTGTTGAACCCTTCCTCCGCGATGTTCAGGCAAAGAGAGGTCTCTTCGGATTCCTCGTTGTTTGTGACTCTTCAAACAACACACCTGATGTTATTGATAACAATGAGTTTAGAGCAGACATCTTCCTGAAGCCTGCTAAGTCTATTAACTACGTCACTCTTACGTTTGTTGCCACCAGAACTGGTATTTCTTTCGAAGAAGTAGCTGGTACAGTTTGATAACATTATCTAAATAACAAAAGGAGGACCAAACAATGGCACAAAAAGAAAACAGAACAATTTCCCAGTTTAAGTCAGCAATGGTTGGGGGCGGTGCCCGCCCCAATCTATTTGAAGTTGAGATGACTCTTAACGAACTGGAATTTACTTTACCCGGATTTGATGCTACTAACTTTGCATTTTTATGCAAAGCATCTAATCTACCTGCTCAAAACGTCGGTTCTATCGATGTTCCTTTTAGAGGAAGAATCTTTAAAGTTGCTGGAGACAGAACTATTGATACATGGAGTGTAACCATTATCAATGATGAAGACTTCAATCTTAGAAGAGCATTTGAAGAGTGGACTGAGCAAATTGCTAAGTTAGACACTAATCTTGGTGCAACTAACCCTGATGCGTACATGGCATCCGCTCATGTATATCAACTTGGTAGAGGTAGCAGCAAGAGCAGCAAGAGAAATAGTGGAGAATCAAATGTTGTTCTCGCTAAGTATAAGTTTGTAGATATCTTCCCAACAGAAGTTTCTGCTATTGATCTCTCTTACGATTCATCAGATGCTATTGAGGAATTTACAGTAACTTTCCAAGTTCAATCACTTGAACTGCTTGGTGATGGTGGCGCTGTCAGTGGTTGATAAATAGTTTGAGGATAACCACTATAATATAAATCATGTCCAAATTATTTGGATTCTCGATTGAGAACTCAGAACCACTATCTCCCGGAGCAGTCTCCCCAGTTCCTCCCAGTAATGAGGACGGGGTTGACCATTACGCTGGTAGTGGTTTTTTTGGTACTCATGTTGATCTTGAGGGTGTCTTTAGAAATGAGTTTGAACTAATCAAACGATATCGTGAAATGTCACTTCATCCCGAATGTGATAGTGCTATTGAAGATATTGTTAATGAAGCAGTTGTATCCGATTCTAATGATAGTCCTGTAGAAATTGAACTATCAAATTTAAATGCTAGTGATGGCATTAAAAATAAAATTCGTAAAGAGTTTAAGTATATCTTAGATCTTCTTGATTTTGATAAAAAGGCACATGAAATTTATCGTAATTGGTATATTGATGGTCGCATTTATTATCACAAAATTATCGATTTAAAAAATCCTAACGAAGGTATTCAAGAGTTGCGTTATATTGACGCAATGAAAATGCGTTATATTCGTAAGCAAAAACTGAAACCAGAAGATAGAGCAAACGCTATAGCAAGAATCAATAATAGAAACTCTGATCCAATGGATTATGAGTTTCCTGAGATAGAAGAATATTTTCTTTACCAACCAAAACTTGCTTACCCAGTTGCAAATCCAACTCAAGCAGGTGGAGACAAGGGGATAAAAATTTCAAAAGATGCAATTTCATATTGTACATCTGGTCTTGTTGATCGTAACAAAGGTAATACTTTATCATATCTTCATAAAGCAATCAAATCACTCAATCAACTTAGAATGATTGAAGATAGTCTTGTTATATACAGACTGTCGCGTGCGCCTGAGCGTAGAATCTTCTATATTGATGTTGGTAACTTACCAAAAATGAAAGCAGAGCAATATCTGCGTGATGTTATGATGAGATATCGTAACAAAATGGTTTACGATGCTAATACTGGAGAGATTCGTGATGATAAAAAACACATGGCAATGCTTGAGGACTTCTGGCTTCCCAGGCGTGAGGGTGGAAGAGGAACAGAAATCACCACTCTTCCTGGCGGACAAAACTTGGGTGAAATCACTGATATTGAATATTTTAAAAAGAAACTCTACCGTTCGCTTAACGTCCCACCATCACGAATGGATGGAGAAGGTGGGTTTAACTTGGGGAGATCTTCTGAGATCTTAAGAGATGAACTTAAGTTTACTAAGTTTGTTGGTCGTTTAAGAAAAAGATTCTCCAACATGTTTAATGACATGCTGAAGACACAATTAATCCTAAAGAATGTAATTACTCCTGAAGACTGGCAGTCTATGAGTGAGCATATTCAGTATGATTTCTTATATGACAACCACTTCTCAGAACTAAAAGAAGCAGAACTCATGAATGAGAGACTGTCTCTTGCAGCAACTGCAGAACCATATGTTGGTAAGTATTACTCTCAAGATTATGTTCGCCGTAAAATCTTACGTCAAACTGACATGGAGATTATCGAACAGGATAAACTGATCGAAAAAGAAATTAAAGAGGGGGTAATTCTAGATCCAAATATACCTGTTGACCCAGAAACTGGTCAACCTTTGGATGGTTCAGCAAGTATGGATTTAGGTAAACCTCAAATGGAACCAGATATTGATGGTTCTGCAACTGAAGCACCAGAACTGCCGAAGGGTGGTGAGATATAAATATTACAGTTAATCTTTAGAATTTTAAATGGAAGACCTATTAGATGCTATTGTGAGTGATGAATCTCCTTCACAAATTAGTGATGGAATCAAAGATTTATTGTATTCCAAAGCTGCTGAGAGAGTAGATGCATTTAAACCTTATGCTGCTAACTCAGTATTTGGTGATGATCAAATTGAAGCAGAGATTGAAGATGAAGCATCTGAAGAAACTGATGATGTGTAATTTATAAATAACTATTATAAATGAATTTTAGGAAATAATGGCGTTAAAACCTGTAGGAAGTGGTATTAGTTTCGCCACTAGTGGATCGGCGCAAGCGTCGTCGTTCATTTCACATCAATCTGAGTACATCAGAGTGGTTGCTATCGATAAAAATGCTCACGTTGCAGTTGGAACTGCTCCGAGTGCTACGACTACAGATCTTGTAGTCATCACTGGTGAACCAGAAATTCTTACTATTGGTAGACCATCATCACAAAGAGTGGTTGCCATAACTACAGGGACAACGACAATTATTGATTTCCCTGAAGGAACTGGATCGCCATTTGAACAAGATGATATTGTTTCATTAAGTATTAATGGAAGCACATCTCAAACACAGGGTAATCTTGAGTATGCATACATTAATGCTTTGACTAATGTTGGTGTTCTTGCTGTAAATAGCACGGCAGGATTTAGTGGTTTCCATAATACTCGTATTACTTTAAACGCAAATACTTCTGGAATTGCCACCGCATTCAATTTCCAATATGCAGAGTTAAGAGATGACTTTAAAGTCTCTGCAGAAGCAATTGGTGGAACTGGAATGTTTTATGCACAACAAATTCAAACCGCTGGAGGACCATCCTGATGAAACTGATTAGAGAAGAAGTAGAGTCAGTAGAATTTATTGTCGAATCTAAGAACGGCAAAAAGTCTATGTATATTGAGGGAGTATTCCTTCAAGGAAACATCAAGAACCGTAATGGTCGTATGTATCCTATGGAAACACTTCGCCGTGAAGTTGGTAGGTATAACGAAAATCATGTTCAATCAGGTAGAGCACTTGGCGAACTTGGTCATCCTGATGGACCAACAGTTAATTTAGATCGCGTATCCCATAAGATTGTTTCTTTAAGAGAGAGTGGATCAAACTTTATTGGTAAGGCAAAAATTCTAAGCACCCCCATGGGTAAAATTGCATCTTCACTTATTGAAGAAGGTGTAAAACTTGGTGTTTCATCCCGTGGTATTGGTTCATTAAAGCAGACCCGTGAGGGTGTTAACATTGTCGGTGACGACTTTATGTTAGCAACTGCTGCTGATATCGTCGCTGATCCTTCTGCTCCCGATGCATTTGTTGAGGGAATTATGGAAGGAAAAGATTGGGTATGGGATGGTGGCATCCTTCGTGAAAAGTATGCTCAAAAAACATACAAACAAATCAACACTTTAGTTACTAATAAACAACTTGACGAACAAAAGTTAGATTTGTTCAATAATTTTCTCAATAATCTCTGATATTGAGTATAAAATTTATTAAATTATAAATAAATATAGTTTTAAAAAACAGATAAACGGAGCGTTCAAATGTCTCGTGGCACAAAATTACAAGAAATGGATGTAAAGACACAGCAATCCAAAACCGCTGTTAATTCTGGGGCTAAGCCAGCAGATGCAATGGATTCCTCGGTTGCTGCTTCTTACGAAGATCTCGGTGGTCCTACCCCCGAGAACTACAAGCCTGACGATGACTCAGCAAAACTTAAGGAACCCGGTGGAACACTTAAGCAAGTTAGGGACGTTGTGAACAAAGGTGCAAAACCAGCAGAAGCAGCAAAAGGCATGAAAGAAGAAGAGGTTCTTGACACCGAAGAAACCATTGAAGAGGAAGAGACTTCCACTGAAGATATAGTTGCCGAAGAAGAGATCGTTGCCGAGTATGATGTCGAAGAAGATGTCAATGCTCTCCTCGGTGGCGAAGAACTCTCCGAAGAATTCAAAGAAAAGGCAAAGACCATCTTTGAAGCAGCAATCAATGCTAAGGTTGCTGGAATTAAAGAAGAACTTGAGACACAGTACCAAGAGAAGCTTGCTGAGGAAATCGAAGCAGCAAAAGAGTCACTCGCTGAACGTGTTGATTCCTATCTTGAGTACGTCGCTGACGAGTGGTTTGAAGAAAACGCACTCGCCATCGAGAACGGTCTTAAGACTGAAATGACCGAATCATTCCTTTCTGGAATGAAGGGTCTATTTGAAGAACATTATGTAACAATCCCTGAAGATAAGTATGATGTGCTTGAGAGCATGGTAGAAAAACTAGATGATATGGAAACCAAACTCAATGAGCAAATTGAGAAGAATATCTCACTCAACGGTCGTCTCTCAGAGGCAACTGCTGACGGTATCTTGGATCAAGTCTCCGAAGGTCTAGCACAGACCCAGAAAGAGAAGCTCGCCTCACTTTCCGAAAGTGTAGAGTTTGAAAGTGAAGGTCAATATCGTGAAAAACTGGAAACACTTAAGGAGTCATATTTCTCCGATAAGAAGTCACCAGTGGCAAAAACCGAAACCCTTTCGGAAGGTGTGGACGAGTCTGGATCTGAGTCTCACTCAAATTCAATGTCTGCATATATTAGAACGTTAGGTTCATTCGGTAAAAACTGAATTTAACATTAAATCAAACTAAACACTTAAAGGTAAAAAGCAAATGTTCCAATCCGAGCATCTGCAGGAAAAGTGGGCACCCCTTCTCAATCATGAAGGATGCGATAAGATCTCTGATCCCCATCGTCGTGCAGTAACCGCAGTCCTGTTAGAAAACCAAGAAAAATTCCTTAGAGAGCAATCATCGTTTGAACACGGTGGTATGCTAACTGAGCAACCAAACATGAACACCAACTCTGGTGCTAGTGCTGGTTTCTCCGCTGACGCTACCGCAACTGGTCCAGTTGCAGGTTTCGACCCCGTACTGATCTCCTTGATCCGTCGCTCGATGCCTAACCTGGTCGCATATGACCTCGCAGGCGTTCAGCCAATGTCCGGTCCTACTGGACTCATTTTTGCAATGCGCTCCCGCTACAACACTCAAAGTGGCGACGAAGCATTCTACAACGAAGCAGACACCGGATTCTCTGGATCTGATGCTGGTTTCGACAACACCACTGGATATTCCCAGAGACAGTCTGGTTTCGGTTCTACCTCTAACGTAGGAACCAACCCTTCAGTCTTGAACCCTGTTGGTTCAGCATCTTCTACTGACTACAACACTGGTCAGGGAATGCGTACAGACAGTGCTGAAGCACTTGATGGCACTGGTAACAATGCCTTCAACCAGATGGCATTCAGCATTGAGAAAGTCACGGTAACCGCCAAGTCACGCGCTCTGAAAGCAGAGTACAGCATGGAACTGGCACAGGACCTCAAGGCAATCCACGGTCTGAATGCTGAAGCAGAACTTGCTAACATTCTCTCCACTGAAATCCTCGCGGAAATCAACAGAGAAGTCATCAGAACCATCTATAAGGTTGCTGAACAAGGTGCTGTTTCTAACACCGCTACCGCTGGTGTATTTGACCTTGATATCGACTCTAACGGACGTTGGTCTGTTGAGAAGTTCAAAGGTCTCCTATTCCAAATCGAGAGAGATGCGAACGCAATCGCACAAAGAACTCGTCGCGGAAAGGGCAACATCATCATGTGCTCTGCTGACGTTGCGTCTGCATTGACCATGGCTGGTGTGCTCGACTACACCCCTGCACTCAACGCTAACCTTAACGTTGACGACACCGGCAACACGTTTGCTGGAACCCTGATGGGTAAATTCCGCGTCTACATCGATCCTTATTCTGCTAACCTGAATTCTGCTAACTCAGCAACTAACTCTGGTAACCAGTATTACGTTGTCGGTTATAAGGGTTCTTCGCCTTATGACGCAGGTATATTCTACTGCCCATACGTTCCCCTTCAAATGGTTCGTGCTGTTGGAGAGAACTCCTTCCAGCCTAAAATTGGCTTCAAGACCCGCTATGGTCTTGTTTCCAACCCATTCTCCGAAGGAACCGAGAACTCACGCGGTGGTCAACTCATCGTTAACCAGAATCGCTACTATCGTCGCGTTGCTGTTAAGAACCTCATGTGATTCAAGTGGTTGCTGCGGAAGCGGTTGCCCCACATGTCCTTACAGACCTCCCGCAAGGGGGGTCTTTTTCATGGTTAGATAAATAACTAAAAACTAGCACAATGGCTTATCATATTAAAACACCAAGCGTTATGGGTTCAAGCATTGGTGATGTTTACTATAAAGATGAAAGTACTTGGACTGAAGAATATGACGATAGAAAAGTATTCTCGACAAAATCTGCTGCCACTACAGTTAAAAATACAACTGTAACATTAAATGGGCATACGTGGTCACCTAAACATTTTGCAAACGCCACAGTCGTTACTGAATAATTATGCCAAGGACAAGAAAAAGAACTAAACCTGCAGAAAGATATTCTAGACAGGTTGAGAATAGAAATTTTTTATCACCAACTGGTTTTAGGTTTATTGTAAAAAGATGTCCTAAAGCAGCATTTCTCTGCAATCAAGCAAATATTCCATCCATTGATCTTGGTGTTACATTTCAACCAAACTATTTGAGAGATGTTCCCATCCCTGGAGATAAAATAGAGTTTGGTGATCTTTCAATTAGATTTTTAGTCGATGAAGATTTGACTAATTACATGGAAATTCAAAATTGGATTCGTGGTCTTGGTTTTCCAGAATCACCAAAAGAATTTTTTGATTTAGAAAAAGAAGGTGAAGAGTATGGTATTATCCCAACGGAAACTGGTGACAATATCTACTCTGATGCTACACTACAAATACTTAGTAACAATCTTGTTCCAAAGTTTCAAGTAATGTTTAAAGATTTATTCCCATATTCTTTGACAACAATTACGTTTGATGCTACTGATACTGACATTGAATACTTTACAGCAGAGGCAAGTTTCAAGTATACTATGTACAACTTGACGGATATGGAAAACAACTCTCTATGATCGATCTTGATAAACTTCAAGAGATGTGGGTAAAGGATTCTAAAATTGATATGGACAATTTACATATAGAGTCCACTAACATTCCCGCTCTTCATGCGAAGTATTTTGAATTATATAATACAATCTTTCTAATGAGAAAGAAAGCAGAACAACAGAAAAAAAATATTAGACACGAACGTTATGAATACTTCAGTGGCAAATCTGACCCTGAAGTATATGTCGAAAAACCTTTTCCTAAAAAAATTAGAGATAAAGATACTATGCAAAAGTATCTTGATGCAGATGAAAAACTCTCTACAGTGTGTTTAAAGATAGATTACTATGATACGATGCTCGTGTATATCGAGAGCATACTAAAACAGATAACTAATAGAACTTATCAAATTAAAAACGCAATAGAATTCATGAGGTTTAATTCAGGACTAGGATAATGGATGAAGAATTCGAACCAAGTCAAGACTTTGATTACACAGTTAGTTTGACTATAGAAGATATTCGTCTATTGCATCACTGTGTTTTGAAAAGGATTGAAAATTGGGAAGGTTCTCCTGCCAGACATCCAATGGAGCAAGAACATCTTTGGTATTTAAGAGACTCCTTGTATAGAATGATGTTAGAATATAAGTTTGAAAATATGTAATAAATATTATTAGATGAATGGGTCTATGTGATTGATACGACTGCCAATCTTGTTATATCTAAATCAAACGAAGTATTTTTAAAAATTAATACTGAACCTCATATAGAATATGAACTTAGAGATCACTTTAAGTTTGAAGTTCCTAATGCAAAATTTATGCCACAGTATCGTGGAAAGAATTGGAACGGAGAGATTCACCTTTACGATATGCGATCTAAGCAGATTTATGTTGGTCTGTTAGATAAGATTGTTCAGTTCTGTGATAACTACGGATATAGTTATAAATTTGAAGATAATAAATTCTATGGAACTCCGTATGAGGAGAACGATCATATTTCCTTAGAAGGTGTTAAGGATTATATGAACTCTATTTGTTCTCATACTCCTAGGAAATATCAAATTGAGGGAGTATACGGAGCTCTAAAGCACAATAGAAAGCTATTGATAAGCCCCACTGCTTCTGGCAAATCATTGATGATTTATTCTCTAGTGAGATATTATGCAGACCGAGGTGAAAAAATCCTTTTAGTTGTTCCAACGACATCTCTCGTAGAGCAGATGTACAAGGATTTTCTTGATTATGGTTTGGATGTTGAGTCATATTGTCACCGTATCTATTCTGGTAAGGAAAAAAGTAATGAAGCACCAGTAACAATCACAACCTGGCAATCTGTTTATAAACTAGAAAGATCTTTCTTTGAAGACTATGGTGTTATTATAGGTGATGAAGCGCATTTGTTCAAGTCTAAGTCTCTCATCAACATCATGACCAAACTTCATCATGCCAAGTATAGATTTGGATTTACTGGAACTTTAGACGGCACACAGACGCATAAGTGGGTGTTAGAGGGTCTGTTTGGTCCATCATATAAGGTGACAAGAACTGATGAATTGATGAGACAAGGGCATCTTTCTCAACTTGATATACAGTGTCTTGTTTTAAAACATCCACCAAAAACATTTGATGTTTATGAGGATGAGATACAGTATTTAATAGGTCACGAAAAACGTAATCGTTTCATTCGTAATCTAACACTTGATCTTAAAGGTAATTCACTTGTGCTTTTTGCAAGAGTTGAAGCGCATGGTGCCATACTCTATGAGGAGATAAATAAACATAAGCGAGGTGACCGTAAGGTATTTTTTATACATGGCGGTGTAGACGCCGAAGAAAGAGAATTAGTTAGAGAAATTACTGAGAAAGAAAACAACGCAGTCATCGTTGCATCTTATGGAACTTTTTCTACTGGTATTAACATTAAAAACCTCCATAATGTTATCTTTGCCTCTCCAAGTAAGTCCAGAATCCGCAATCTTCAAAGTATTGGACGAGTTCTTAGAAAAGGAAAAGATAAAGTAAAAGCAACTCTGTATGATATTTCAGATGATTGTTCAACTAAGTCTAGAAGAAATTACACACTAAATCATTTTATAGAAAGAATTAAAACGTATAATGAAGAAAACTTTAACTATGAAATAATCACTATTCAACTAGGAAAACATGGGAATTGAAGACGATTTTTACTGCACACTTAAATTAAAAACTGGTGAAGAAATCTTTGCCAAGATAGCTGCTACTGAAGAAGAAGATAGAACTATGATTCTTGTTTCTAATCCAGTTATAGTTAATGAAATTAAGAGTAGATCTGGTGTTGTTGGATACAAGGTAGAACCTTGGTTAAAAACAACTACAGAGGATATGTTCATTTTAAATATTGCTGACATTCTTACAATGAGTGAATCATCTGATATAGAAATGATTATGATGTATCAAGACTATGTCAGATCCTCTAATAATGATGATGACAATAACAAACAGATAAGCAGACGCATGGGACGCATAGGTAATATCAATGATGCAAAAGAGATTTTAGAAAAGTTATTTAAGAAGAACTAAGCTATCCCTATCAACCTCCACAAAGGTATTCTACTTTAATTACAGAACTTGTCAAGTCTTCAGTAAGATGATATAATCTATACATATTATGAGATAAACTTATGATAAGACCAATGGCAAAGAGAAAGAGGTCGGAACATTATGTTAATAATAAAGAGTTCCTGGCAGCACTTATCAAGTATCGTGAAGACAAAGAAATTGCAGTAATCAAGGAACTTCCCAAACCTCCTATTCCAAGGTATATTGGTGAGTGTTTTTTAAAGATTGCTACACACCTTTCATTTAAACCAAACTTCGTCAACTACATGTTCAAAGAGGACATGGTTTCAGACGGAATTGAGAACTGCGTTCAGTATATACATAACTTTAACCCAGAGAAATCCCAGAATCCCTTTGCGTATTTCACTCAGATTATTCATTACGCTTTTCTGCGTCGTATTCAGCGAGAGAAAAGACAGTTAGAAATCAAGAACAAGATCATCGAACGGTCTGGTTACAGTGAGGTGTTTGACGACAACAACACCCTTGACGGATCGAATTACAGCGACTATAATAGTATCAAAGACGCTGTGCATTCCAAGCTCCGTAATTGATGAAAGTTGCAATCATTACCGATCAACACTTTGGTGCTCGTAAAAACTCTAAGTTATTTCATGATTACTTTTTAAAGTTCTACGATGAAGTATTCTTTCCTACTTTAGAGAAAGAAGGTATCACTACGATTGTTGATATGGGTGATACCTTCGACAATAGAACTGGTATTAATTTTGCTGCTCTTGCATGGGCAAAGGATAACTATTACGATAGACTCCAAAAGATGGGAGTTAAAGTTCATACTATCGTTGGTAATCACACAGCATATTATAAAAATACTAACACAATTAATGCAGTTGATCTTCTTCTGCGTGAGTATGATAATGTCGAAGTTTATTCTGCACCAGAAGAAGTAAAGTTAGACAAACTTAAAGTTCTTTTTATACCTTGGATCAATCAAGAAAATGAAGCAGATACTTTTAAAATTATTGAAAAGACAACTTGCAAGTGCGCGATGGGGCACCTTGAGCTCCAAGGATTTAGAGTTAATCGACAGATCGTCATGGAGCATGGTATGGAGTGCTCATTATTTGAGAAGTTCAATCATGTCTTCTCCGGACACTATCACACTAGATCGACTGATGGTAAAATCTCGTACCTAGGAAATCCATATGAGATGTTCTGGAGTGATGTGAATGATGCTCGTGGATTTCATATTTTTGACACAGAGACTTTAGAAAGGAAACCAGTCAATAATCCACACAGAATGTTTTACAATATTTACTATGAGGATACGCCACATCAAACGTTTGATACTAGAGAATACGAAAACAAAATTGTAAAGGTAATTGTTCGTAAGAAAACTGATACTAAGAATTTCGAAAAGTTTATAGATAAACTTTATTCATCAGGTATTGCTGAATTAAAAGTTGTTGAAAACTTTGACTTTAGTGGATGGTATGATAAGGAAATTGACTTGGTTGAATCTGAGGATACGATGTCAATACTGAATAGATATATTGAAGAGGCAGAGGTTCCTCTTGATAAATCTTTGATTCAAAAAATTATGAATGAAGTTTATCAGGAAGCATGTGAGCTGGTGTAATGTATATCTTAACGATCTACGGTAAAGAAACAGAAGGAGCATATTCTGTAAAAGATGATGAGGGAGAACAAATATTATATTTGTTTGAAGAAGAAGACGATGCGACAAGATATGCTATGATGCTTGAAGATGATGGTAGTCCAGACATGCACATCATCGAAGTAGAAGATGATATAATGATTAAAACTTGTGAGATGCATGACTATAATTATGCAGTGATCACAAAAAACGACCTTGTAATTCCTCCAGACGCTAGTCATGATTTTGTTTGAAAAGATTCGTTGGAAAAACTTTCTATCAACGGGCAATCAATTTACTGAATTTTCACTTAATGAGAACTCTACTAATTTAATCATTGGAACAAATGGTGCTGGTAAATCAACAGTACTTGATGCATTAACATTTTCCTTGTTTGGAAAACCTTTCCGTAAAATAAACAAACCTCAACTCATCAACTCTGTGAATGAGAAGGATTGTAAGGTAGAGGTTGAATTCACAATTGGTGATACGAATTGGAAAGTGGTTCGTGGAATTAAACCTGCTCTGTTTGAGATCTATAGGAACGGTTCTGTAATGGACCAGTTTGCTGCTGCTTTAGATCAACAAAAATGGTTAGAACAGAGTGTATTAAAGATGAACTACAAGTCATTTACCCAGATTGTAATTTTGGGTAGTAGCACCTTTGTTCCTTTCATGCAACTTCCTGCAAACAGTAGGAGAGAAGTAATTGAAGATTTGTTAGACATCAAAATCTTTTCTTCTATGAATGGTATTCTTAAGGATAAAATTCGTATAGTAAAAGAAGATATTAAAGTTCTTTGTTTGAAGAAAGAGTCTTTAACTGACAAAGTTAAAATGCAGGAAAACTTTATTGAGGAGTTAGAGAATCAAGCAGCACAAAATATTGAAAGTAAAAAGAAGAAAGTAACTGAACTTCTTACTGAAACAGATTTGTACATGAAGCAAAATGCTATAACAGAAGAAAATATTTTTAGTCATACCAAAGATCAAGGATATGTCACGGGTGCTACAGATAAACTTCGTAAACTTGGTAACTTAAAAGGAAAGATTTCACAAAAAGTATCTACCATTACTAAAGATCATAAGTTCTTCACTGAAAATACAGTTTGCCCTACCTGCAACCAAGAGATTGAAGAGACTCTCAGAATAAATAGAATTAATGACGCTCAAACTAAAGCAAAAGAGTTGCAATCTGGTTATAAAGAACTGGAGGAGGCAATTAAAGGAGAAGAAGAGCGAGAGCGTCAATTTACTATTCTATCAAAGGAGATCTCTAAACTCAATAATGATATTTCTCAAAACAATGCTAGGATTTCTGGATGTCAAAGACAAATCAGAGATCTGGAATCGGAAGTTCAAAACCTTGCCGATCAACTTGCAAACAGAAATACTGAACATGAAAAGTTAGAGACCTTCAAGGATAATCTAAAAACTACATACGACGAGTTATCTTCAAAGAAGGATACGATTAGCTATTACGATTTTTCGTATAGTCTACTCAAAGACGGTGGAGTAAAATCCAAAATCATTAAGAAGTATCTTCCTCTGATTAATCAGCAGGTGAACCGTTATCTACAGATGATGGACTTCTATATTAACTTCACACTTGATGAGGAGTTTAACGAAACCGTTCAGTCTCCAATACATGAAGATTTTTCTTATGCTTCTTTCAGCGAGGGGGAGAAGATGAGAATCGACCTATCACTCTTGTTTACCTGGAGAGAGGTAGCAAGGATGAAAAATTCTGTTAACACAAATCTACTCATTATGGACGAAGTGTTTGATAGTTCTCTTGATGGGTTTGGAACAGAAGAGTTCCTCAAGATTATTAAATACGTTGTGAAAGATGCAAACATCTTTATTATCTCTCATAAGACTGGTCTGGAAGATCGATTTGATAATGTGATGAGATTTGAAAAAGTTAAAGGATTTAGTAGGATGGTATCATGAAAGTTTTAGTTACAGGTCATAATGGTTTTATTGGTCGTAATGTTTTTCAAGATTGGCAACAGACTTTAGGTTTTGTAAATGTTGATGGCATTGACTATCCTGATGATATTGGAGACTTTTCTGGTGGTAATTATGATCTCATCATTCACCTTGCAGCGTATGCTGATATTAGAGAGAGTCTAAAAGAACCAAAACTTTATTATGAGAACAACGTAGTCAAAGCAAAGAAGTTGTTTGAGTGGTGTAGAAAGACAAACACAAGACTTTTGTATGCCTCTTCAAGTGCAGTAGAGGAAGATTACTGGGAGAATCCATATGCTATGACTAAATGGATTAATGAAGTCATGGCTCCTCCAAATTCAGTTGGCATGAGGTTTACAACAGTCTATGGTCCTAACAGTCGTCCTAATATGATGTATAGGATGCTTGAAGATAAGACTGCAAAGTATGTCACGAACCATAAGCGTGATTGGATTCATGTTAAAGATGTATGTCGTGCTATTCATTATCTGGCATCATCTAGTATTACTGGTCCTGTGACAATTGGAACAGGTAAGTCAGTGTCTGTCAAGAAACTTGCTAAAGTAATGGATATGGGTCACTTACCTCTTGTAGAGGATACTCCTGGTGAAAGAATGGACAATCAAGCAGATATCTCAAGACTTAAGAGTATTGGATGGTTTCCTACTGTAGATATTTTTGATACTGTTTAATGCCAGTCTATCGTCATACTATTAGAAACTTTCCTGATCCTGAAAAAAAGTTTCTGTTTATTCATATACCAAGAACTGCAGGAAGATTTTTTACTGAAAATATTAAACTTAATAATTTTGAATTAGAAAGTCAATTTATTTGGAAAAGTGTTGATGGTATTGAACCCGCACACTTTCATAAAGAGTTGTATGAAAAGCACTTTGATGTCTCTGATATTCCTCACATTACAGTCGTAAGAAATCCCATCGATAGATTTATATCAACCTCTATTTTTCTCACAAGAATGTATGGCGATGATATTCAAGAAGTTATGGAAGACCCTATGATGTTTGGTATGATGCTTGAGAACTTTCCACTTACTGAAGGTGCGAATTGGTTTAGACCACAGATGGATTTTATTTCATCTAAAACAAACATCTGGAAACTAGAGTGGGGATTTGATGATGACTTTGAAAAATGGATGAGTGAGACACTTGATATAGAATTTGTAATGAAAGATGTGCCATATAAAAAACTGTCCACCAATGAAACCAAAAAATTAGTAAAGACTGATAGACTGATTGACAATATTAAACAACTTTATGTAAAGGATTTTGAAGTTTTATATCCAGAGGGTTAATCTAACAAAAACTTCATTAAGTTAGCATACGAACACTAAATAGTAATAGAATTGGAGAAATGAATGAACTAAACTCCCTATATTATTTTTTCATGAGGAGGATGTCATGCACAATCTAGTATCATTTAATCAATTAGCAGACTGGACTAAGAGTCTTAAAAAACTTAGTCACACTCTAGAAACTACAATAGAGGAGAGCGATCAAATCAACGATTACTACGAATGTTTAATCGATTGTAGCGACGACCAAGCAACATGTAAACGTATTTGTCGAACAATTTTAGTCTGACCGAGACCAACCAATTGGAGAACTGTCACCTAATACCCCCGCCACAAGGTGGGGGTTTGGTATTATAGGGACATCGATAAAAAACGCATGACAGTTAAGCACGAAATCAAATCCCAACTCGCTAAACTTCTTGCCACCGAAGATTTGATTGTGGAGCACAAGCAATGCGAAACTGCCTGCTTTAACGTCCACACCCGTGTCTTAACTCTTCCCATGTGGGACAAGGCAAGCAACACCGTATACGACCTTCTGGTGGGACATGAGGTTGGTCATGCACTCTTTACACCCGATGAAAACTGGTTAGAGAAAGTAGTAATTCCTCCTCAGTTTGTGAATGTGGTGGAGGATGCTAGAATTGAAAAGATGATGAAGCGTAAATATGCTGGATTAGGAAAAACTTTTTACCATGGCTATAAGGAATTACAAGAAGAGGACTTTTTCTCTATATCTGACAGCAATGTTGCTGATCTCAATCTTGCTGATCGTGCAAATCTATACTTTAAGATTGGTAATTTTATAGATTGCTGCTTCAAAACACCTGAAGAAAAAATAATCATTCAAAAGATTTCTGAGACAGAAACGTTTGATGATGTATTGGGAGTTGCTGAAGAATTGTATCTGTACTGTAAGAAGGAACATGATGAGGACGCAAAGAAACCTGATAATAAAACAGATAATCAGCAACCTACATCAGAGATGATTGATGAGGATGCAAAAGAGAAAGTCAGAGATGAATCTGATGATAAAGTAGATGAGTCTCAAGAACCTATCTCCTCTGATCAAGATTTTCAGTCTAACAAAAAAGATGACCTTAATGTCGAAACTGCTGATTCTCTCAGCGACAACATTAAAGATCTTATCAATCAATACTCAAGTGATACTGTTTATCTTGAAGTTCCAAAGGTCAATCTTGACACCATAATTGCCAGTAACGCTGATGTTCATGATTACATCAATTGGTGGTGGTCTCGTTATGATCAGTTTGAAACTCCTGTCTTTGAAAATCCAGATCAGGAGTTTGTTAAATTTAAACGTAATGCACAGAAAGAAGTCAATTACTTAGTGAAAGAGTTTGAATGTCGCAAGGCAGCAGACTCATATGCCCGCGCATCAACTGCTCGCACTGGTATCCTTGATACGTCTAATCTTCATACTTACAAATACAATGAAGATCTGTTCAAGAAAGTTACTGTTCTTCCTGATGGCAAGAACCATGGTCTAGTATTTGTTCTTGACTGGTCTGGATCCATGTCTAATGTCATGACTGATACCTGTAAGCAATTGTTTAATCTTGTTTGGTTCTGTAAAAAGGTCAACATTCCTTTTGAAGTCTATGCATTCACTAATGAGTGGAATCGTAAGCATATTGGCAAAAATGGAGAAGATATTGCAGCGAATCTTATTCCTCATTTTGAAAAGAAAGAAGGTTTATTTGTTGTTGAAAATGACTTTAATCTTATGAATATTCTTTCCAGTAAAGTATCTGGCAAAGAAATGGAAAGGCAAATGGTTAGTATTTGGCGACTCGCTTATTCTTTTGGACGTTCATATTCAACTTCTTATGCTTGGCCTGATCGTCTTAGTCTTTCAGGAACTCCTTTAAATGAATCTCTTATTTGTCTTCATCAAATTCTTCCAAAATTTCAGCGTGATAATAAACTGCAAAAAATTCAGTGTATTGTCTTGACTGATGGTGAGGCAAATGCTCTCGCACAATATAAAGAAATCAAACGTTATTGGGAGAATGATCCTGATCCTTTTCTTGGGCATAAGCGTATTGATCTAGGCAATACTATTTTACGTGATCGTAAACTTGGAACGACATATAAGATGGGATATTCATATTATGAGTTTACTAATGTGATGCTGCGTAATCTTAAGGATAAGTTCTCTGATGTGAACTTTATTGGTATGCGTGTTCTTGCTTCTCGTGATGTTGGAAACTTTATGCGTATTCATAATAATCCTGGTGAAGCTGAATTTGAACGTATTCAAAAAGAGTGGAGGAAAGAAAAGAGTTTTTGTATTAAAAACTCTGGGTATGATGCATACTTTGGTTTATCTTCAAATTCTCTGTCTCAAGATTCAGAGTTTGAAGTTGATGAAGGTGCCAGCAAAGCAAAGATTAAGAGTGCTTTTGTTAAATCATTAAAAGTCAAAAAACTAAATAAGAAAGTATTAGGCGAGTTTATTTCTTTGGTGGCATGAGTAATAATCAGTTACCAGAGTGGAAGGTTAGAGCATTACAAGATCCTTCTGTAAACGATAAACAAGCACGAATCATTATGGATGGACCAAAGCGTCTAACCGATGCGTGGTTTCTCCAAGCGATGAAGTTCAAATATGGACGATCTGGAGACTGACCACTAGGGGGTTTCATAACCTCCTTTTTCGTATATAATAACTTCAGTACAAACAAACAACATGTCTCTCTCACCCGAATTCATTCGCACTTCTCTTCAGGGATTGTATGGTGAGTCTGTTGCTGCTGCTGATATTCGTGCCTGGTGTGCTATGAATGGTGCGAACTATCAAACTGTCACTAACAAACTTGCTGACTACAAAATTAGTCGCGGTAAGTGGAATCTTGAAGTAACAAAAGAAACAGTGGAAGAACTAGAAGTAACATATAGTGCTCCTGCTGCAATTCCAGCGATTGAACAAAACCTTATCCCTCGTAAAGATGATACCTTCGTCAGCTTTGGTAACTTCGTTGATATTAAAAAAATTATTAAGTCCGATTTATTTTATCCAACATTTATTACAGGACTCTCTGGTAATGGAAAAACTTTCTCGGTTGAACAAGCATGTGCTCAATTGGGTCGGGAACTCATCCGAGTCAACATCACAGTAGAGACTGATGAGGATGATCTCATTGGCGGTTTCCGTCTTATTAATGGTGAAACCGTTTGGCACAATGGACCAGTCATTGAAGCACTGCAGCGTGGTGCCGTGTTGCTTCTTGACGAAATCGACCTTGCCTCAAACAAAATCCTCTGTCTTCAATCTATTCTTGAGGGTAAAGGAGTTTTTCTTAAGAAAATCGGAAAGTTCATCATCCCTGCCGATGGATTCCAAGTATTTGCTACGGCAAACACTAAAGGTAAAGGATCCGAGGACGGGCGATTTATTGGAACTAACGTGCTTAACGAGGCGTTCCTTGAGAGATTCCCTGTAACCTTTGAGCAAGAGTATCCTAATCCTACACAAGAAATCAAGATTCTTGAAAATGTTGCTCGCGATCTAAAAGTGGTTGCTCCTGACTTCTGTAAGCGCCTTGCTGACTGGGCTGACATTATCCGTAAGACGTTCTATGATGGTGGTATTGAAGAGGTCATTAGCACCCGCCGCTTAGTCCATATCATTCGTGCCTACAGTATCTTCAATGATAAGGCAAAAGCAATTCAGGTTTGTGTCAATCGTTTTGATGATGAAACCAAGCAGGCATTCTTGGAACTGTATGACAAAGTTGATGCGGATTTCCAAATGCCAATTGACGCGGAGGTTCAATCCTGATATAATATGACTAACGCATGGTCCTTTCTATTTGACGAATTAAATATGTCCAATCAAAATTATTGGGAAGATGATGGATTCAGTGTTGTGGGTAATCCCAGTACTGAATCTTCAGATACTATTGTTTTTAATAGTTCTCATCTTTCAGGTGGTATCGGTGAAGATCACATCAATTTTGTAGATCCATCGATTGCCTATACTACAGAGGTTCCTGACTCTAGTACAAATCTTTCAACTCCCAATGGTAGAAGGAAGTACAGTGAAGATGAAATTATCAAAGAATTACAAGAGTACATCGGTAGAACATATGATCAGCATTATTCTGCTGGTTCCGATAAAATTCAAACTCTTGATCTTATCGAAGCTTGTGGTGATGGTGAGGCATTCTGTCGCAGCAATATCCTCAAGTATGCGTCACGATATGATAAGAAGGGCACTGCCCGTCGTGACATTATGAAGATTCTTCATTATGCTGTCCTTCTAATGCATTTTAACGACAAGAATGCACAACGTGAAACTTACCCTCAGTAATGAAAATTCGTAATCCTATGAAACTATCTGACAAAACTATTTCAGTTCTGAAGAACTTTTCTTCAATCAATCAATCAATTTTATTTAAAGAGGGTAGCAAACTTCGCACTATTAGTGTGATGAAGAACATTCTTGCAGAGGCAACTGTTACTGAAGAGTTTATGAAAGACTTTGGGATCTATGATCTCAACCAGTTTCTTAACGGCATGAGTCTACATCAAAGTCCTGAACTTGACTTTGCTAATGATGGTTATGTTGTTATTCGCGAAGGTAAAATGCGCTCTAAGTATTTCTTCGCAGATCCAAATGTAATTGTCACTCCTCCAGAAAAAGACATTTCTCTTCCTAGTGAAGATGTTTGTTTTGAATTAAGTACGGAGCAACTGGACAAACTACTTAAAGCAGCTGCGGTTTATCAACTCCCTGATATTTCTGCTGTCGGTGAAGCGGGTGTAGTTAAACTGGTTGTTCGTGACAAGAAGAATAATACTTCCAATGATTTTTCTGTTGTAGTTGGTGAGACTAATATGGAGTTCTCATTCAACTTTAAAGTTGAGAATATTAAAATCCTTCCTGGAACTTATGAAGTAGTTGTGTCTCAAAAACTTTTGTCACGATTTTCCTCCAAGAATCATGATTTAACTTATTATATTGCTCTAGAGCCTGATTCTACTTTTGAATGAATATCTTTGTGACTGATCCCAATCCATACAAGTCTGCTATGGTTCTTCCTGATAAGCACATTGTCAAGATGCCTTTAGAGACCTGTCAGATGCTTGCTATTGTATGCTCTGATAAATGGGGACATAACTTCGGCACTCTTCCTAGAGCAAACGGTACTCCCTATGCTACTGAGAAGGGTGCTTTTCGTAATCATCCCTGCACTATTTGGGCAAATGAGTTTGTGACCAACTGGCAATGGTTACTTGCTCATGGTCTTGCTATGTGTGAGGAGTACACTGCTCGTTATGGTAAGGTTCATACCTGTCAGAAGACCCTTCTAGCAGCAAAGGAGATACTTCCTACCGCAGACCCTCAAGGTCGTAGTGGGAAAAGTCCAACACCATTTGTATTTGCTGGACCTGATGAGTTCAAGTATGATACAAGTATTGATATCTTTACTGCTTACAAGATGTATATTTCATCTAAACCATGGGTAAAAGATAATTATCTTCGTATCCCCGACCGTAAACCTGATTGGGTATAATGAAACATATTCTTTTTACCTTGAAAGGTTGTCCTTTTGATTTGCTTAATGATAAAGAGTTTATACGGATGGTTTTGTTTAGAGCATCGAAAGAGTGTAAATCAATATTACTTAACCTAACAGTACATAAGTTCGATCCTCAAGGTGTGACTGGAATTGCTATGCTTGCCGAGAGTCATCTTAGTATCCATACTTGGCCTGAAAATGGTATGGCAATTTGTGATGTCTTTACTTGTGGCGATACCGCTATACCTGAAAACGGTGTAGAATATATGAAAGAACAATTGAAGGCAACTGATATTGTGTCTAATGAATTTGTTCGTCCTTTGAAATGAAAACTACTTTAACAGTTGATGAAAATGGGATCCTAACTTTCCCCGATGAACTTATGAAAGAAACTGGTTGGAAGGAAGGGGATATGCTAGAATGGATTCCCAATGATGATGGTTCGTTTATTTTGGTGAAAAAAGAACATGCGTGATGAATTTCTCTGGGTTGAAAAGTATCGACCCAAAACTATTGAAGAATGTATCTTACCACCAAATATTAAGAAGACTTTTCAAGACTTCCTAGATAAAGGTGAGATACCAAATATGCTACTAACTGGACCTGCAGGGTGTGGTAAAACTACGGTTGCCAAAGCACTTTGTAACGAACTAGGAGTAGATTTTTATGTCATCAACGGATCCGATGAGGGGCGATTCCTTGATACCGTCAGAAATACTGCGAAGAATTTCGCTTCGACCGTCTCGCTTTCTTCAACTGCAAAACACAAAGTCATCAT